CTGGCATAGGATCCGAGGGCGCCGTCCGAAACTGCATCTTGTCCAGCCGGAGACGCCGCGCGTCGTCATTTCCGAAGAGGAGCGGAGCCGCCGCGCCGCGGTTCTCGGCGATCTTGCCATGGAACTTCGCAAGAAGGCGCAGGGCGCGGGCTTAGGCGGGAGGGAAGCATGAAAGCCCTTGCCCTCCTCGCCGCGCTCTTCGCCTTCCCGGCTTCGGCGCAGAACGTCGCCTGCGGGCCGCTTGTCGCCGTGGCGGCTTTTCTGGAGCGCCAGCACGGGGAGAGCGTTGTCGCGACGGGTCTCATGTCCGGGGCGGTTCTGCATGTGCTGGTGAACCCGGAAACGCGGACATGGACGATCCTCGCCGTGACGCCTGAGGGGCTGGCCTGCGGGCTGGCGAGCGGCGAAGCGATGGAGTTCGCCGCGCCGGTGAAGAAGGGGAAGCGGTCATGAGCGCGCCGCGGACCCGGAGGAGCGCCACCAGCTGCGGGCGGTTCTCCGTGCTCCTCTGGGGCGCGATCATTGGGAGGCCCGTGCGAGAGCGGGGAAGGATGGGAGGTGAGGGTATGACGGCAATCGACGCCACGAAGGGCATCCGTTCCTCCAAGGACGCGAAGAAGCGCGATCCGGCCGAGCCCTGCCGCTCGGAGGAGGCTGGAGCCCTCCGCGATACGGTCGGCTGGCACATCGCGCGGGTCCGCCCTGGCGAGGAGTTCCGTGTGGTGGACCGGCTCGACATCCGGGGGGTGTTCGCGTTCACGCCCACGAACGAGGTCTACCGGCGCTGGACGCGGTTTGACGCGGAGAAAAGCTGGCGGATATTCGCGCAGGCGCCCGGCTACGTCGTCGTCGGGATGCCGCGGGTGAATCCCCGGTGGTCCGACGTCTTCGAGTGTGAGGGGGTGAACAGCGTCTTCTCGCTCGATCTCCGTCCGGGGGTGGTGATCCCGATCGACATCGGCCACGCCAACGTGCGGCGGATCATGGATATGTGCAGGGGCGCGAGGCAGGCGGAGCGGTTCATGAAGTCGCGGCAGGAGTTCGACGCAGGCGATCAGGCGAGGATGGTTTCCGGCCCCTACGAGGGCGCCGTGTTCGAGGTCGTCAGGTTCGAGGACGACATGCGCATTGCGGAGGCGCGGGCGATCATCGTGACCGAGATCCTCGGAGCCATGCGAGAGGTCTCCGTTCCTGTGTCCGACATGGTTCTGCATGAGAAGAAGGGACCGGCCGGGTGACGGGGCCTTGTGGTGGTGACGGCGCCAAAAGGCGCCGCCCCTCGGAGCGTCAGGCGGTGTAGAGGGAGCGCAGGATCGCGCGCGCGTCTGTCAGGCTCTGGATGCCCCCACAAAGCACGATGTCGGTCGAGCCCGTCGCCTTCGCCTTGACCGCAATAGCGAAGCTGGCGCCGCGCTCTAGGTCGTCCCAATAGATCGCCCCATCATCGGCTTCGCAGGCGATGCTAAAGCCGGTGTGATAGCGGTCGTTTTGGCGAAAAGCCCATTCGGTTATGGCGTTGTGCTCACTCATATCAGGCTCCCTTGTGTGGTGACGGTCTCCGCGAACAGCCCTCCCGGCTCCCGCGCGACAGGCTTGCAGATGGGGGACCAGTCCAGCCACCGATCCGCCATGTTGTAGCAGCGCACGCACAGGCAGGCGGCGAGGCTGCGGAAGTGCGCAGGGTCTCCACACCCCGCGTAGGCTTCTGTCATCGGGAGGCGGCGCATCACCATTCCTCCCTCTGCCGATCCGCGAAAGCGCGCTTCGCCCGGCGGTTCATGGTCCTGATGTCGTGCCGCTCCAGCACGAGCCGCGGCGTGCGCGCCTTGCCCCATGTGATGAGCGAGACGCGGCACTTCGGCGGGGTGCAGCCGCCGCGCGCGTTGATGCGCTTCTGGAGGTCCGCCCGATACTGCGCCATGATCCCCGCTCCGCTCGCAGGTCCGAAGCCGCGAAGGCTCGACCGGAACCACATATCGGGGTTTTCCCGCGCCCGGCGGATCCCCGCGATGTAGGCCGGCGCCGGGATCGACCGGCCGTCAACGCCAATGGTAGCCATCACTTCTCCTCCTGTTCAATCTGACGGATCGCAAGGGCGAGCATCGGCTTGATTGCGCCCTTGGTTTTCTCGGCTCTGGACAGCGCATCGCGATCCACGCCAAGGCGCTCCGCCAGCGCCCGCAGCGAGTATCCGAGGCGAAGGCGAAGCGCGCGAAATTCGGAGCCGGTCATGAAGAAAACCTTCGGCACCAATCGCGCGCTTCGGGTCTGTATTTGCGCCCATGGTCTGCAATCAGCTTCGCCATGGCGATTTGCGCATCTTGGTTCGCAGCCATGTTGAGCGCGTTCATCGCATCGCTGATCGTGAGGGAGCCCAGCGGGATTGCGCGGGCTTCTGCGGGTGTGTTCGGAAGTGCCATGTTTCTCTCCTCATCTCCGGGCCGCTCCCTGCGTCCCTATGAGCCTAATATGGCGGTTATTCCCGCCAATGCAAGGGAGAATGACGCAAATCGCCGGGGAAATGGCGGATATTTCAGCCGTCATGTCGGATAATGCACGCTCGCAATCCGCAGTTGCGAAAAGTCCGCGCCGCGCCTATACTCACGCCAGCCGCGCGGTGCGCGGTCGCAGGACGGCGAGGCTGGAGACCAGATAGCGCGTCCGACCCGGCGATTGCGCCTTGCGACACCTCACCGGAGGTAGTCCGAAGAATGTCTGGAAGTCAGTGCCTACTTCGGAAACAGCTTCCGGCAGTAGTGAACCTGGAGCATCGCCTCGGTCTTCGTGAGAGCCCCCCGGCTCCGCTCCGCAGCGCACTCCGCATACGACGCTGGCCCCATCGCCTCCCCAACCCCATAGACTGCGACAGCGCCGAGAACGGCGCCGATGAGCATGTGGTAGAGGCCAGAGGCGCGCATCGTCTCTCCAAGGTTGGGCAAGGGAGTATATGGCAATGATCGAGAAGAGCGCCAGCCTCCGCGTCCGCACCATTCGCCCGACCCGCTGCAACCCCATCCTCACCGTGACCACAATCCGGGAGATCGCGGAGCACAACGGGGCTGAGATGACCGAGGCGGTCACCGACGCTCGCGGCGATGGCTTCCGCCTCCACTACAGGCAAAACTGCAAGCCCATCGTCGCGGGCGGGCGTATCGTCGGGTATATCCCCGGCCACCCTGGCCTCCGCGCCCGTGGCTATGTTCTGCCCGGTCCTGATCTTCTCAAGAAGATGAACATCGACCCGTTGTGATGCCTGAAGCTCCTGTCGTCGTCTACGGCCTGATCGACCCTCGCGACGGCGCGCTTCGCTACATAGGGAAGGCGAACTGCGCCGAGAACGGCCGCAAGGTGGCCGCCGCGCGCCGGGAGTCTCCAGAGAAAGACCGGTTGTGGAGGCTTCGGCACCTTCTCGGCGTTTCCCTCTCAAAGGGGTTTGTCAGGGAGGACACGAAAGCGAAGATGCGCGCGCTCGCCGCCCGCCGCCCAGACCTGTTCGGAGATTGGGCTTACATCTGATGGCCGAGCCCGCGAAGAGTCCGAAGCGCCGCGCTGTCGCGAAGCCGCGAGAGAAGAGGATCAAGAAGAAGCCCGCCAACGGTGAGGCTTCCGCAAAGCTCGACGCCATCGGAGTTGATGCGATCTGCCATATGTTCGCAGAAGGCGAGACCTTCCGCGCCATCTCGGCTCAGGTTGGAGTGTCGAGAGCCGCGATTGCCGACTGGATCGCTGCGTCGTCCGACCGCTCCGCGCGCGTGCGCGAGGCTCGGAAAATGGCTGCGGAAGCTGAGGACGATAAGGGCTTGGAGGAGCTGACGAGCCTGCCGGCCGATCCAACGACCGGCGCGGTGGCTCGCGCTCGCGAGATTGCGCAGCATCGGCGCTGGAGGGCGAAGATGCTTGACCCTGACCGCTACGGCGACCGTGCGACGATCGACCTGAACGCGACAATCGAGTCCGCCGACACGGCCGCGCTCCTCTCTGAGCTGGCCCAGGCTCTCAGCATCACGCCCGAGCAGGCGAGGAAGATGGTCGGGTTCGCGGAGGGCGAGAAAGAGGCGTCGTGAACGACCTCACCCCTCAGCGCCTCGACCCGGCGCGTCTCGCCGCCATCGCGAAGGAACTGAGGCGCCGGGCCTCACGGATGGAACTGTCTCGGCTCTACCCGGATGAGACGCAGGAGATCGACGGGAAGACCTACCACGCCCGGAGGCTTTACCCGAAGCACCTGGCGTTCTTTCAGGCCGGCGCGCGCTATCGGGAACGCTGCGCGATGGCCGCAAATCGCGTTGGAAAAAGTATGGGGATGGGCGGCTACGAGACCGCGCTGCATCTGACTGGCGACTATCCGGCATGGTGGCCCGGCCGAAGGTTCAGCCGCCCCGTGAGATGGTGGGCGGCGGGCAAGACGAACGAGACGACGCGCGACATCGTGCAGTCGATCCTCCTCGGTGAGATCGAGGGTTCCGGCGCGACGAAGCGCGTGAGCGGGACCGGCCTCGTGCCGGGCAACCGGCTCGGGGATCGGACGTGGAAGCAGGGCGTCGCCGATCTAATCGACACGATCAAGGTCAGGCACGCCTCGGGCGGATGGTCCGTCCTCGGGCTGAAGTCCTATCAGCAGGGCCGCGGTAGCTTCGAAGGCACCACGCAGCACGGCATCTGGCTCGATGAGGAGCCGCCGCTCGATGTCTACGGCGAGTGCCTGATCAGAACAGCGACGACGCAGGGGATCATCATGCTGACGTTCACGCCCTTGGAGGGCCTCAGCGAGACGGTCCTGCAATTCATGCCGCGAGGAGGCGAGTGAAATGTCCATACTGACCTGCGCTTGTTACGGGCGCGCTGACATTCTGCCGGGCGGGACTGTCGTGCCGGTCCTCCAGGAGGAGACGCTTCTCGCCACGATCAAGGTGGACTTCTCCGGGGGCGCGGCGAAGGGCGGCGCGGCGATCCCGGACGGGACGCAGTATCTCGAAATCTACGCCGACGCGGCCTGTCACTGGACGGTGCAGCTCCAGAGCGCCAGCGCCGCGGCCGACACGGCCGACCACCCCCTCGGCGCCGGCGGGCTGATTTACCGGCGCATCTCGATCGCCCGCTACGGCGACGGGACGTATGGCGTCTCCGCGGTGGCGGCCTCCTGATGAACACCCCCGCCGCATGGTCCGCCTCGCAGCTCGCCGCTGCGCTCGACGACGCCGCGCCGAGGCATGAGCGCAAGGCCGCGATCCGCGAGGCGAAGAAGCGCCGCCTCACCGGCGAGTGGGGGAATTGGGCGCAGGGCGATGTCCAGCCCGGCGCGCTGGGCGAGGGATGGCTGGGCTTCGTGACCGGCGCCTACTCCAACGCGGTGTTCACCGTGCTCGTCCGGCTTCTGCCGAACGGCTGCGCGCACCTCGCGATCTCCTCGCCGACCGCGCAGCCGGTGCAGCGCCGGGAAGCCGACCGCATCCGCAGGGAGATCGTGGGGGAGGAATCCGCGCTCCTCGATGTCATCGGCCCGGACGCCGAAGATGGGTTCGATCACCTCTGGGTCGCTCCTCGCGCGCTCGTGGATCGGCTGGGACTGCACCTCTGATGGAGGGCGTGATCGAGATCAGCTCGTCCAAGGCGCTGATAACCGCCGGTTGGGACTCAGTTCCCCACCTCGACGAGCGCACCAAGGCGGAACTCCTCGCCTCGACGCCGCCGCATCTCCGCGACGCGCGCTCCAAGGGCACGCCGAGCCTCGGGAGCGGCGCGATTTCCCCGGTCCCGCTCTCCGAGGTGCTGATCGACCCGTTCATGATCCCGGACTACTGGCCGCGCGCCTATGCGCTGGACGTCGGCTGGAACCGGACGGCCTGCCTCTGGGGCGCGTGGAACCCCGCGGACTGGTCGATGGTCCTCTATTCGGAGCACTACCGGGGCCAGGCGGAGGCGAGCATCCACGCCGCGGCGATCATGGCGCGAGGGAAGTGGATCAAGGGCGTGATCGACCCCGCATCACGGGGCAGGAGCCAGCGCGACGGGGAACAGTTGCTGGCGGACTACCAGAATCTCGGGCTGCACCTGAGCATGGCGAACAACTCCGTCCATGCCGGGATTGATGCGGTGTGGATGGCGCTCTCGACCGGGCGGCTCAAGGTGTTCCGGACGCTCGTGAGCTGGATCGACGAGTATCGCATCTACCGGCGGGATGAGAAGGGCGCGATCGTCAAGAAGAACGACCACCTCATGGACTGCTTCCATGGCGATACGCTCGTCGAGACAAGCGAAGGTTTCCGGCGCATCGCGGAGATTGAGGGGCAATCAGGCTATGTCCGAACTGTCGGCGGACAGATGGCGCCCTTCACGGAGTGCCGCCGCTATGGGCGCGACAAGAAGATCGTGAGGCTCGCATTCGCTGGTCATGGAGACATCCTTTGCACCCCCGACCATCTGTTTCTGACCCCGGATGGATGGGTCAAAGCGGCTGACATGGAAGGGAAATCATGCCATACTGCGGTATCGAGCAGCATGGGTGATCTTGAATGTCAGTCTCAGTCATATCGGACACGATCCAAGAGTATCGGGGCCGCCGATACTATCTCTGCGGGCGATACTTCCAGAGGGATGGGGAGCGCCTCCATCGGCGCGTCTGGGCCGACGCGCACGGCCCGATCCCTGATGGATTTCACGTCCACCATGTCGATCACGACAGAAGCAACAACGCACTCGAAAATCTCACGCTTCTTCCGCACGGAGATCATGTCTCCCATCATCAGATCGGCCATCAGCGCGGCGTTCCCGATGAGGCGGTCAGCGCGGCGCGCGCTTGGCATGGCTCTGACGCTGGTCAGGCGTGGCATCGAGAGCATTATGAGGACGTCAAGCACCTCCTCCATAGGGACACCTGGATTCGCTGCGAGTTCTGCGGTTGCGTGGCAGTGGTCCGAGACACCGGGACCAATCGCTTTTGCTCCAATGCCTGCAAGACCCGCGCGCGTCACGCTTCCGGCGTCGATGATGTCGATCGAACGTGCGTCGAGTGCGGGACTGTCTTCCGCGTCAACAAATACCGGAAGACAGTCACATGCAGCCGACCCTGCGCTACCAAGGTGCTTGTCCGTAACCGAAGCCGGCCGCGCTGATGTCTATTGCCTGACGGTTCCCGGCATCGGCGCCTTCGCCGTTGGGGGCGGACTGATCGTCCATAACTGCACCCGCTATCTCGTGATGACCGGCCGAGCCGTCGCGCAGCCGGTCCCGGCGACCGAGCGCCAAGCGCAGCCCTCCGGCTTCGTGACCCTCGAC